TAACGTGTACTGAGAAACCCAAGACCTACCCATCTTAATTTTTCCAATTGTTAATTTCTTCTTGTAACTCATCTTGGTGCAACAAGCTGCAATAGATAGTCTTGGTATGCCTGTTAAATCCTCAAGTTGGTAGGATGTAAGTGGGCCATTCTGTAGGCATCTGATAACTGCTTCTTGTGTCATTTAAACCACTCTGGTCTGAGTTCTTTTAGTTGATAAATTCGTAAAGGAGGAATGGTCTTCCATTGGTGAACGGCAGACCTTTCTATTCCAAGTATTCTAGCAAGCTCACTCTGTGAGCCAGCAAGTGTGATAGCAGTTTGTTTATCCATCTAAACAGTATAGCAAAGAAATTATTTGTTGTTTTTAGGGTAAACACCTATGCAAACTTATTGAATATTGTTCAGAAACCTTTACAATCCATCTCAGCCCAAGCAATTCGTAAGGGTCTTTTTAAGGAGTCAGAAATGACAGATTTTCAAGTTATCGCCTCTGTAATTCGTTACCTCAAAGCTGAAGCTGGTGCAGTTTCTTGCAATGTGCATTTGCCTAGTGGTAAGAATGTTGTTGTTTACGTTGATGGCAGAGTCGAGTAATAAATCAACAGGGGGCTTAGTCCCCCATCTAAGGAGAACCAAATGAAAAGTAAGATTATTCAGACGCTAGTTGAGTATGTGTTAGCCATCGTTATCTTTGGCGGTATTGGTGTACTACTGGCTTGGAGGGGTTGAACATGAATGAATCAGCATTTCCAACTGGAACAGGTGTTACACCCTATAAATCAGGCATGACCTTGCGTGACTACTTTGCTGCTAAAGCAATGCAGGGATTAGTTGAAAACGCAAACTGGCGAGGTATGCCAGAAGATGCGTTAGCTAAAGAATCATACAAATTGGCAAACGAAATGCTAAAAGCGAGGGAAGTATGAATACACACTACCTAACCCATGTCCGTAAGATATTTCGCACTTACGATGCCCCTCCACAGGTCATTAGAAGCTACCAAAAGCAATGGGTGAAGTCAGTACGCCAGTTGGGTGATAAATGGCTTGTAGCAAAGCCTATTGAAAGAATCCAATGATTACCAGACAAGACGCTATCAAAGACTTGTCACATGATGACTACTGCTGCTACTGCACAGAACCCAAGGGCGACAAATACACTTGCTGCCAAGAAAGCCACTTCGTACCTTTCGAGGATTTATACGATGAAGACAAAGACGCAATGATTGAAGAATATTTAAGTAAAGGAAATTGAAATGGTACATAAGAAGTTAATGCAAGCACGAGTGGAATTACAAGCAATGCCACTCAAGAAGTCTGGTCACAACAAGTTTGCTGGCTACAACTACTTTGAGTTAGGAGACTTTCTCCCTCAAGTAAACTCAATCTTTAATCGTATTGGTTTGTGCAGCGTAGTGTCGTTTGACGCTGAATATGCAAGCCTGACTATTACAGATGTTGACGATGGCACAATGATTGTCATTACAAGCCCAATGGTTGAGTCAAGCATGAAAGGTGCGTCAGCAATACAGTCCTTGGGCGGCCTACAGACTTATCAACGCAGGTATTTATATATGTGCGCTACTGACCTCGTAGAAAATGATAGCTTTGATGCAGCAGCCCCTAGCAAGGAAGAAAAGATAATCATCACGCCCACTCAAGGCGCAATGGATACCATCCCAGAGGATGAACAGAATTATCTCAGAGAGTTAGCAATGGAGTTAATTGCTCTCTGTGAGAAAGAAGAACCTAAGAGTGCTTGGGTGAAGTTGGAAGCAGAGAACTTAGATAGCGAACAGAAAGTTGCTCTATGGACTTTACTTCCTAGTAAAGTAAGAAGTGCGTTAAAGAACGCTAAAGGATAAATATGGAATACGATAATACTAACAGGGGTTCTTTGTTCAAGAACGATAGAAAAGACGATGCTAAGTTTCCAGACTACAAAGGGTCTGTAAACGTAGAGGGTGTGGAGTATTGGCTATCTGCTTGGATTAAACTAAGCAAAGACGGACAGAAGTTCATGTCCTTGTCTATCAAAAATAAGAACGCTGATGCTTCTTTAAACAAGCCTAAAAAGGCTAAACAAGAAGATGATTTGCCATTTTAAGTTAACGAGGGGAGGGCTGTGCAAAGGATTTTCCTAGCTTGCAGACGAGCAGTCTTCCCCTCACCTAAAGGAGAAAGTAATGGATTACAAGAAGTTATTTGACAGAGTGTTTCCTGACTTCCCAAGAGTGAGAAGCACAGACCCACTAACATCATTTGAGGCAGCAGAGGCAATTAAGCCAGTTGTCTCTCAGCACCATCAAGTTATCCTAGAGTGCTTACAAAAGCATGGTTCTCTTGGTAAGGATGGCATAGCAGCATTGACTAACCTAGATGGTAATCAAGTCGCTAGACGCTTAAACGAAATGAAAGTCTTAGGACTTATTGAACTTACAGGTAAAACAGTTAAATCTAACTCAGGACGCAATGAAAGAGAGTGGTCATGTCATACGCAGATGTAGAAATAAAAGTCATCCAATGGGGTGAAGCAAGAGGAATCGTCCAGAACAGCCATCCATTTGGACAGGCAAAGAAAACCCAAGAAGAACTAGACGAATTGTTTGAAGCTATCGAGAATAAAGATAGAGTAGCAATGGCAGACGCATACGGAGATATTCTTGTAACCCTAGTAATGGGTTGTGCCTGTGCTGATTTAGACCTTGTAGAGTGCTTTAAAGGCGCATACGAGGAGATTAAAAACAGAAAAGGTTATCTTAATGAAGATGGAGTTTTTGTTAAGCAATAATGTCCAAGGCATGATTGATGTGTTTGATTCTGTCATCCAGACCAATCGTGCCTCCATTGATTTTCTTAGTCATCATTAAGAAGTCACGAGTATCAGCGTACTGATTTAGCTTGTGTGTTTGCCAGAACCACCCTGCTGTCATAGCAGCATATTTAGGTGTTCTGACTAACTCTGGTTGCATCACAAAGTCTTCACCCAAGGCTTGCCCTGCATGATAGAAGTTGCTATGTCCAGTTAGCTGAAGAAATCCAGACCCACGGAAACGCCACCCATCCCCACTAGCCTCATCCCTGTTTCCCATACGATTGCCATAGATTCTGTTGGCAATACGCTGTGGTTGACGCTCGTAAGCAGTAGCTTCTTCTGGCGTAAAACCCCATGCTCGTTTTGGTGTTCTAGGAAACAACTTTAAAAGCGTAGCAGCACGATACATTAAGTTTTCCTCAAGTATCTTAAAGTTACCGCACTCATGCCCACATTGACCAATCCAGCTTGCTTGCTGGACAGGTGTGCTAATTCCGAATCTATCAAATGTCTCATTAAACGCATCTGCTAGAGATGGGTCTATGTGCATCTTTTTAAGTTGGTCAGGATTTACCATTTATCAAATCTCTCATCTGTTGATACGAGTCCACACACGCATTGAGTGCAGCAGTATTCCTATCGCCTTGGGCAACTATTTCTGCGATTGCGTCGATGGTTGCTCTTTCGGCATCAGAAGCTGTGTCAGTCGGTCTGTCAGGTTGACTGGTTGCTTTTGTATCTGCGCTGGTAACGGAGGGACTTGTGGAGGCTTGTACGTTACTGGAGGGGCAGAGGCGCAACTTGCCAGCACGATTAGCGACAGCAAGGGCAGTAGTCTTTTGATTGATAGCATTGGTAGCCTCCTGTAATTTCACAGATTGTTGGTTAAGTTTCTCACTCATGTTTTGCTCTATCTGACGAGCCTCATCATTCTTCTTGGCAATGGCTATCTTCATGTCGTTATCACGTTCTAGCCATCCATAGTGGTGTCCTACTCGGTATGTACCAAAGAGAGATACCAAAACACCTACGATTAACCAAGGAAGTGGAATAGGTAACATTAGTCAGCCTCTTTTCTAGCTTGTGCTATTTCTTCACGCTCTTGGTCATCCTCAAGATGCTCTGGAGGCGTAGTCGGAGGAGGAGGAGGAGTCCATGATTCATCTAAGTCTGGATTTTTCCAAACAGGCATAGCACCGAATGGTTGACTAGGCAAACCATACGCAGATTGCGGAGGGGCATATGAGGAGTTAAAACCGCCCATAGAGCCTTGATAGCCCATTGGCTGACACATTGGCTGTGTCGGAGGATTGAACGCTCTGGAGACTGCGCCAGCAGCCCTCTTAGTCATTACGCCACCAATACCGCCAACAATTAGCAGAACAATGTCGTTTAACATTTTGGTGTAGGCCATGTCAATCGGGGCCATGCTTTTGATAGGCTGTGTTACGAATGTCACAGAATAGAGCAAAGCAATAACAATAAAGCACAGGATACAGGTCACCACAATGACCACAAAACCCCACACACGAACTTCAAATTCTTCAGTTGTTAGGTTTGGCTTCTGGCTGGATATCATTGATTTTTTTCTCCAATATTGGTGCTACTAAGTATTCTGGACACATCTGAGTAAACAAGCACTTAGGCTTTTGACATTCCTCGGCATGGAAGTGGTCAGGATTCTGGCATTTATACCGATACCTGTCTTCACATCCCGATAGCATAAGTGCTATAAAAATAATCAAATATTTCATACTTTTACATCCACTTTAGCCCATTGAGTTTTAATCTCTTGGACTTTCTGTTGTTGTTGAGCCTGTTGGTTTAACTCTGCCAAACGCTTCATATTCTGTTGGTGAATTACTCGGTGAGCCTCTGACAACATCTGAGCATTTTGTTGGTAAGTGGTAATTCTCATTTGCCCAATCCAACCTTTCCAAGTAGTAGATTAACGATTCTGTCCGACAAATCGTCAGGTAGAAACTTCAGAAAACCCAAGAAATAAAGTGCCACTACTCCGTAAACGAATATCTTTAAGCACAAGTCAAAGGTTTTCTGATACTCATTCACCTACCGCACCTTCTGGTAGTTGCACAGAATTCCATCATTTCATTCACGCCAACAAAGACTAGAAACAGAACAAAGAATATTCCACCTATTGCCAAACCAATCTCTAGTTGTTCTTGCTCTTTCTGTTTAGCTTCTTTCTCTGCTTTCTTTAATGCACTTATCTCTTTAGCGTCTGCTAAGTCCATCTCTGCTTGACGGGCTTTAATCTTGTTCCAAACGTCAATTTTTCCAGATTGCATGAAAAGCATTTTTAGGCTTTCCTCAAATTCTCTCGCCTGTTCTAAAGCCATCTCAATCTGGAGGGCAGTCCCCATGTTTGAGCCTTTGCCAGACTGCTTGGCTTGAAGCATGGCCTTCGTAGCAGTTGACTTGGCATCGAAAAGTTTGCCAATCATTGGCGCAAGTGAGCCTAAGTCATTGGCAACACCTGCTGCCTTCTTGACCATGCTGATTGCTGACTGTATGCCAGCTAGAGCCGTTAATGGGTCAATGGGAATCATTTTCTATCTACCTTTTTCCATTCAATACAGTAGACTTTTCGGTTGTACACATCCCCAACCCAAACCCACTTAACACACCTGTACTCAATAGTTACAGCCAACAAAAACGCTAGT